GTAGGTGATTTATGCGTTGATACACGCGAGAACCGCAATCCTCGCGAGTATATGGAAGAATACGATGGCGACAGGACTCGACGTAAAGAATCTGTCGGATATCGCGAACCGAAGAAGATCGCTGTATATTCAGAGACAGAAAAAGAGGTTGATCCCGATACAGGAGAAGAAAAGCCAAGGAGACTGGAGGATAAAACTGTAGAAGTCGCTCAAATTGTTACTAATCTACCAAAGAAGATAGTTCGTACCTCTGTTGCCTTTTTGTTTGGTGGTGAAATGACTATCACAGCTGAAGACCCTAATAACGGTTTTACCGAGTTTAAGAATATCTATAAGCGTAAACTCAAGATGCAATCAGTTTTGAAAGAGTTTGCTCGCAAGGTATTGTCTGAAACCAAAGCTGCTATTGTTTTCTATCCGGTTACCCGGGATGATGGTAAAAGCCAGCTAAAGGTTAAAATCCTCTCTACTCCTAAAGATAGCAATGTCGAATGTGAATTCTATCCACATTTTGATGAAGACGACGATATGGACGGCTTTCTCTATAAATACAATGCAGAGGTTAATGGTCGTACTTGCGAATGCGTGAAGATATACACGAAAGATACTATCTACTCCGGTGTTATGGATGGTGTTTGGCTTGTAAAAAAGACAAAAAACCTCTTTGGCAAGATTCCGGTAGTATATGCCGAGGTCGATTGTCCTGATTGGGACGATGTTGCTAATTTGATGGATAAAAAAGAGATGAGACTTTCCCGTTTGTCAGATACGAACGATTACTTCTCTGAACCAATTCTAAAGACCTATGGTCTTGCAAACTTACCTAGTAAAGAAACTGTAGGCAAAGAATTGAACTTCGGAATGGAAGTAGACCCTGATACCGGTACATCATATCACGGTGATGCAGATTACTTAGCGTGGCAACAGTCCTGCGAATCCGTAACACTTGAACTTAACCAATTGGACGACGCCATACATTCCGGAGCTTCCAGCCCTGATTTATCAATGAATAAGCTAATGGGGTTAGGTAATTTAAGCGGAACATCTCGCCGATTTATGCTGATTGACGCAGAAATTAAAGCCAGTGAGCAGATGGAAATCTTCGGCCCTGCAGTTCAACGTACTGTGTCAATAGTTCAAGCAGGAATGGCTAACATCACACATACTAAGTATGCATCACAGCTAAATGATAATTTTATTGAGGTGGAGTTTGGCAGTATTCTCCCACAGGACCTAGCTGAAGAACTAAAGAATCTTGAAACAGCATCCCAATTCAATAGCAAAGAGACGATTATTAAAAATTCACCATATACGGATGATGTTGAAGAAGAGCTAGCCCGCAAGAAACAAGATGAGAAAGATACCGCTCAAAACAATTCATTCATAGGAGCTACACTTTAACTATGCCTGAACTTTCCTTCTACGATAAACAGCATATACAGAAAGTTGCTGCACAACAGGCTGTAATAGCCAATATCTTTAATCAGTTTATACTTTCTGTTTCCCCGTATCTCCGCAAGTGGGATGATGCGGGGAAAAATAACGTATGGTTACGTAATCAGGGAATAGAGAACGCAGTTGACCGAGAACTGCTAAATCTTGAATCAATGTTATATGCTAATATTTCCGCATTCCAAAAGGATGGCTGGGAACGAGCAGAGAGAAAGAATGATGATTTTATTTCTCAATTCATCAAGGGAATGGCTATTTCTAGCGCAACTAAGGATGGAATGTTTACTCATAACCTATCTGCATTTGAGGCTCTAAAGAATGATATAGATTCCAACGGTCTAAAATTGTCTGATAGAGTTTGGAATATTACACAGCAAACGAAATCACAACTTGAGTTCTATCTTGATAGTGGAGTAGTTTCCGGTCGTAATTCGAACGGGATCAGTAGCGATATCCGACAGATTCTTCACAATCCTCAAAAACGTTTTCGCCGGATCCGGAATGAGAAAGGTGAATTGGTTCTATCACAACCGATGAAAGATTATCATCCAGGGCAAGGTGTATACCGCTCTGCATACAAGAACGCTCTTCGAACATCTGCTACAACAACGAACACAGCTTATCGTAGTGCAGACTATGAACGTTGGAGTAAACAGGATTTTATACTAGGAATTGAGATACAGCGTTCGGCCAATAATCGCGGACCGTGTAAGATCTGTGATGCGATGGTTGGAAAATATCCGAAAACATTCAAGTTTACAGGCTTCCATCCTTTCTGTATCTGCTTCGCTACTCCCATTACGATGGAACCAGAAAATTTTGCTGATTTCCTGCTGAATGACACAGTTCCGAAAGAGCAGGTTATTACAGACATTCCCCAGGGAGCAAAGGATTTCGTCAACGAGAATAAAGATGGATTGCAATCGGCTTTCTGGTATAAGGATAACTTCACCAATGATGGAGGACTACAAAGAGAAATAGTTTCCCAACCTATTACGAATGAAGTTATAAAGGTTTCTAGACCTAAACGCATCAAGACTGATGCAGAGAAAAATGATATTCAAAAAAGATGGGAAGAACGATTTGCGAGAAACTTCAATCAAACCAAGATTGAGCAAAAAATTGGTATTAAGAGAGATGAGGAAATGACTTTCGAAGAAGCTAATGAACTACGGGGAAATATAAACTTCGGTAAAGGGAATGAATATGGGGTAAACTGTCAATCTTGTGTTGTTGCCAACGAGTTGAGACGACGTGGATATGATGTAACAGCACTGCCTAATCTTGAGAAAAAAGGGAATATTCCCCACGAGCTCTCATACAGAACTAACTGGGCATGGATTGATCCGAAAACGATGGTTATGCCTGTCAAAAAAACAGCAGGTGGCATATATGATGTAACCAGAACAGGGGCTTTAAAAAGCAAAAGTATAAAAGAGTTAACCAAGGAACTAGTTGAACTAGTAAAAGAGCCAGGAAGATACCATATTGATTTCTCTTGGAAAGGTCGAAATTCGGGGCATATTATTACTTTGGAAAAATCACTTGATGGAAAAATAGTCATATATGATCCACAAACTGGAAAAATAAAAAATTGGGGAGAACTATCAAAGGAAATAAGCCTGAAATATGGAGTCAATGTACTACGTGTGGATAATCTTCTAGTAAATACTGATATTATTAACGGAATAGTGAAGAAATTATAGCAGTGTCTCTGAATATCCTTTTGGCATAGAAGTCATTCCCATGATATCTGTCGATTGTGTATAAGGAGCCAGTGTAGCAACGTCATCTTTTACAAGGATAAACCGAGGATAACCAATACAACGCCCTTTATCTTCTTTCCGGGATGCTGTATATGCCAAATAGCCGTTCCACTCTCCATAATAGGAAACTTGATCGAATCCATTTTGAAGAGCGAGCTCTTTAGCTTTCTTTCTATATTCTTTCTTCTTATTATCCATATTGCAAATGTATGCATTTGATTCTGAAATAAAATATATAAGCAGGAAAAATTTACTCCCAATATATTTTAAGGAAAAAAGTATGAAGATTTTAGCAACCATCAAAGCAGCTTTGAAAAAAGCTGGAATTCCTGAAAAGTACGCGGCCAAGGTGCAAGCTCTTTTCGACATCGAAAGTGAAGAGAACCTAGATAACTATATTGGGCTATTCAAGGATAATATTCTTCCGGACTTGGTATCAAATGAACAAGGCAGTCAAGCCAGTATTGATGCTGCTATTGCCGCTTATGAGAAAAAACACGGTTTGAAGGATGGAAAGCCTATTGAGGCAACTAAGACTAAGAAAACAAAGAAGCCGAAAGATGACGAAGAAGAAGATGAAGACGAGGACGAAGATTTCGAAGGGTTGCCAGCTTCTGTTGTTAAGTTGTTGAAAGCCCAGCAGAAACAGATTTCCGAGTTGGCTGCATCTGTCTCTACTGTCGCTACAACAGTCACTACTTCTACGAAGCAGGCATCTGCTAAAGCATTGTTTGCAGATTCTAAACTCCCTGCAAAATGGTTCAATCGTATTGATGTCAATTCTGAAACTTCTGTTGAAGACCAGATTAAAGAGCTTCAAGAAGAATTTGCCGAAATCAAACAATCTGTTATTGATGATGAAGTCGCCGGTGGTGATTACAAGCCTAATTCCTATAAGCCCAAAGAACGTACCGAACAGGAATGGTTAAAGTTAATGGAGGACGAGGAAAGCTCTGATAATGGCACTGCTAGCCTTGGTCTGGAAGAATAATTATTAATATTAAAAGCTATGTTCAGAAAAAAACAAAGTGAATTTCAGTATGCTCCTGGTATCGAAAAGATTATCGAGGACATTCAGGGCGGTGGAACTATTGCCCGCGCGGAACTGAAGGGAATCATCGACGAGCTTCCTCCGCTTGTAATTGTGGGTAAAGATGCTAATGGCCTTTACCATGTTGTTAAAACCGGAAAAGTTACTGCTGTCGCGGCTGCCGATGCTGTTGCTATTCAAATCGCAAAGAATCATGTGTTTAAAGTTGGGGAAGCTGTTACAATCGGTGGTGCTTTAACCGGAGCTTCTGATGTAATCTCTGCAATTGACAAAACCAATGCAGCTTATGACACAATAACTCTTTCTGGAGCTATTGGAGCCGCAAAGATTAATGATGTCTTAGTCCTTGTTACTGCTAAAGCTGCTGCCAAAGCTGCAAAGTTCAAGTATACCCCGGAGGTTATCACTATGAACAAGGTTGATGTGACCGTAGCTAACCAGCAGTCAGGCCTCTTGGTGCGTGGTACTGTTAATGAAGCAGTAATGCCCTACCCTGTTGACGACGCTATTAAAGCATTGCTCCGTTTTATCCGTTTTGTCTAATCCATTAAAATAAATGATATATGGAAAGAAGTTTAATTAAACAAGTGAACCGTAAGAACATGGGAGCACGACTTAACTCACGTAAAGTTAAGCCGGTCTTCTTCCCTAACTTCTTCGGTGTAAAGCAGAAAGATTCTCTGAAATGGGAAACTTTGACCGGAGAGAAAGGTGCTCCTGTTATTGCAGACGTTATCAGCTTTGATTCTTCTGCACCGCAAAAGAAACGTGAAGTTGTAGGTAAGATGTCAGGTGATATCCCCAAGACTGCCGTTAAGCGTGGTATGAATGAAAGCGACTGGAACGAATACCGGCAACTTAGCCGTGATTGTGAAGGTGATTCGGATTTGAAATCTATCCTTGACCTCGCTTTCAAAGATCAGGACTTTGTATATAACGCTGTTCGTGGACGTTTCGAATGGTGGTGCATGCAGCTGATGTCTAAAGGTGGGTTCACTCTAAACTCAAGCAATAATAACGGTATTGTTACCGAGGAATTTGTTGGTTGTGGTATGAAGAATGAAAATAAAAAGGTTTCTGCTGCTGACTGGGCAAATGCAAACACTGCAGACGGATTGCAAGACATTGAAGATACAGTAGTTTCTGCCTCTGCTGATGGTGTTACCATTAAGTACGTAGTGATGCGTAAAGATCGATTTGCTTTATTGAAGAAACAGAAAGCCGTTATCGAGAAAGTTAAAGGCTGGATCAATCAGAAAGAAAAGCTGACTATCTCCAAGAAAGTTATCAATGAATATCTCTCTGCACAAGAGAATACAGAAGGTGTTCAAATTGTCTTAGTGAGCCCGGCTGTTCGTATTGAAGATGCTTCTCATAATCGCACTACGATCAATCCATGGGAAGCCGCTAATATCTGTTTTTTGGAAGATTTACAATGCGGTGACATCCAACATGGTCCTATTGCAGCGGAACATTCTGTCGAGTACAAGAAGAAAGCAACAACACTGAAAAAAGACTTTGTTTTTATCAGCAAGTGGTCTGAACTTGAACCGTTCAAAGAGTGGACTAAAGCAGAAGCTAATGCCATCCCGGTAGTTAACGATCCTGATGCAATGTATATCATGAAAACTGATGCCAAGGAATGGGCGGCCGATGAAGATACTGAAAAAACAGATGAAGAGTAAACTATAATGGCAACAATCAGAGAAACAATACTGGAATATCCATCTATTGGGGATATGGAAGGCTTCTTGGATAAGGTAGTCTTCGTTAGGCGGGGTATCAACCCCGAAGCGGAATGTACTACTGAAAGCATGAAGCAAGTCGGTCTTTGTGTCGCTGATATGTATGCCATGATGGTAAACTCTCAAGATTTCAGTGAAAACAAGCTTTCTATCACTCATCCCCGTTCTTTCTATATTCAGACTGCAAAGCAACTGTACATAGAGAACGGGGAGCCGGAGAAAGCTGCTAAACTTGAGAAACGAATCATTATCAAAGGGAGAGCTGGCAACAGATGGTAAAACGGTATCCACATACAGCAATAGTTACTATTGAGGCTAACGGGCACTTAGTTAATGGTGAATGGGTTCCTGGGAAACCGGTTGAAATATCTGTCCCCGGACGCTACGACCCGGTAAGCGATGGAAGAATTGTTTTAAAACACAATTCGGCTGGTGATGAAACACAGGTACATGGCTATTTCTACTCCAAAATGCAACCGCCGGCAGATAGTAAGTTTTTGCGTTTGAAAGTTGCATCAAAGGGTATTGATGTACCGGTTATCTGTTGGGAACCTTATCAATCACATTCAATTATCAACGTATGAAAAATGGCATGACTCCCCTATTCACCTTTGATGAAATGGAACGCTGGTTCGACCATTTTCAAAGTAAAGCAGAAGATAAGATGCTTGTTTTCCTGCAAGCAGGAGGTGAAAAGTTTATCGAAGTAGCCCGCCGGAGTGGCTCATATAAAGACCAGACCGGTAATCTTCGTTCCTCTATCGGATATATAATAGCTAAAGACGGTGAAGTGGTTACAGAGAACTTCAAAGAAGGAGACAAAGGTACTGACAAGACCACCGGTAAGTACAAAGGTCGTAGGCTTGCAGAAGAAGTCTCACTGTCGTATACTGGTGGTTATGTGTTGGTCGGCGTTGCAGGAATGGAATATGCGGCAGCCGTGGAAGCTAAAGGGTATGAAGTCGTTTCAGGTGCGAACGTTCAATGTGAGAAATATCTAAGGGAGACATTGAAATCTGTTTTTAGTAAAATTTGAATATGGATGAATTTGACGCTGTAGATATAGTTTATAATGCTGTGGCCGCTGCGGGCACCGATGTTATGATTTACAAGGACAAATCGGAAGCTGGCTTGACCAATGAACATATCGTTATCAATCATCTGCAATTGAATGAACTTGACTTTATCAATAAAGTGCCTGTTAACATCAATATCTTCGTACCTTGGAGTGATGAGAATGGTATGTTAAAACGTCAACGAATGAAAGAATTAAAGCGTAAGGTGCGGAAGTCGCTTGATTCAATCAATAGTAATGACGGTGTATGTAAAGAAGTGACAGTTCTCTGGAGTGTTCCAATGCCGGACTTGAAAGAGAAATTCGCTTGTACAAATATTAGATTAGAAATTTTAATAGATCAATAATTATGGCAGGAGAAGTAAGACCTATCGCTATGGGCGTAGGTAAAATTAAATTTGGAACAGTCGGTGACGGCATTCCCGGTGCAGATCTCAAAGATTATCCC